GGAACGGACGTATTCACGGCATACGGTGCGTATCTCGTGGAGGAGAAAAAGGGCGATAACAAAAATTACTCCGCCCTGCTGAAACCGCCAGCGGCAAAGTCGCACACGGCTGTATCATTCCGGGAGAGAGACGGGGAGAAACTGCCCGATTCGCTTTTACCGGCATGGGAGGCCCGTGATGTCACCCTACAATTTGCGATCATGGCGGCAGACCGGGCACAATTCCTGTCCCGTTATTCGTCATTCCTGAAATTTCTCAAGGAGGGTGATAAGGGGTGGCTTAATATTAATCCCCCGGAGCTTGGAAGGACTTACCGGATGTATTACAAGGATTGTACGGATTACACCCAGCTGACCGATTTCGGGGGTGAGGTCATCGCAAAATTCAGCGTGAAATTTCGGGAACCGGTTCCCACGTTATAGGATTCAAACATTATTCAAACAGCGTTCAAAATGGAACTTAAAATATACAACCAGCAAGGGGTGTTCAAGACTGCGATATCGCCGTCAGACTCTGACCGCCACGTAAAGGAGGTGATGAATGACAATATCCTGAATTTGTCGTTTACCCTTTACGAGTACGTGAAACTGGGCGTGAATGACTACGTGGATTTTGAGGGTGAACGCTTCACGTTGCTGGAGGATTACAAACCGGAGCAGAAATCCACTGTTGAGTATGCCTACAGCTGCAAGTTCTACGGAATAGAGAGTGAGCTTAAAAAGGCCAAAGTCCTCAAGATGGTGGACGGTGACGATGAACTTTCCTTTTCCTATGATGCCACGGCTGCCGAACACCTGCAGCTGATATGTGACAATATAAACCGTATCAAGGGGACGAAAAATTGGGTTATCGGCGAGGTGGTTTCCTCCGCTAACGTAAACATAGAGTATGACAAGATATTTTGTTTCGATGCCCTTTCGGAAATAGCCAAGCAATTCAATACCGAATGGTGGATCGAGGGAACCACTATCAATCTGAGCCGTTGTGAGCATGGCACTCCTGTATCTTTGGGGTATGGAAAGGGGTTGCTCAGGCTTTCCCGTGTGGAGAACGATACGGTTCCTTTCTTCACCCGGTTGTATCCTCTTGGCAGTACCCGTAATATCGTGGCCTCTGATTACGGTCACCGCCGCCTGCAGCTTCCGGGTGGTGTCCGTTACGTGGAAAGGAATATCCATCTCGGTATCGTGGAGCAGGCGGAGGAGGAGGCTTTTGCGCACATATTCCCGAAACGAGTCGGTACTGTTTCCTCCGTCAGGACTGAGGAGGCCACGGGTGGGGACGGCAATGCGTTCACTATATATTATTTTACTGATGAGGGGTTGGATTTCGATCCGAACACCTACGAGATCGAGGGACTTGTCAAGCAGGTGTCGTTTCAAGGCGGGGAGTTGAACGGGCGTGATTTTGAGGTGAATTTCAATTCCGAGACAAAGGAGTTCGAGATTATCACGCAATTCCCGTACGAGAACCAGCAGCTACCGGGCGGCCTGCTGATCCCGAAACCGGGTGACGAGTATATCCTTTGGAACATACGGATGCCTAAAGAGTATTATCCGCTGGCGGAAAAAGAATTCGAGGAGGCCGTTCAGGAGCATATCGAGTCGATAAGCATTGATACGTCAGTCTATAAGGCTCCAACCGATTACATCTATTTTGACGAGAACCATATCGATTTGAAATTGGGGCGGCGTGTCCTTTTGGAGAATGAGATTTATTTCCCCACCGGCACTCACGAGAGCCGTGTGACCAAGATCTCCCGCCGGGTGAACCATACCACAGATATGGATATTGAATGCACGTATGCGGTTGATTACGGGCGTATCAATCAGATCGAGAGCAATATCGTGGATATTCAGGCGGCTTATAAGGAGCAGCTTAACAAGGACGTGCTGACCGTGTTGAAAAGCTGGGACAGCATCGATCCCACCGAGTACAATGTGCTTTCCGCTGTCCGGACAATACGCACGATTGCGAACTCCCTGAGCAAGCTGGAAAAAGAGACGGCAGACAAATATCTCAGAAAGGACATACCTGATACGGCGGGTGAGCTTGAAACCTTTTTGAAGGGGATAAAGGTTATCGGCGAGGCTCTTGTCCAAAGCCTTATGGTAGAGAAAGACTCCACTTTCAAAGGTCTGCTTTCCTCCGAGGTCTTCACTTCGGGTTTCCCCGGCGGAACCGGCTGGGCTTTGTTTTGGAAAGAGGTGCTTAACGCCGCAGGTGTAAAGGAAAAGAAAGCCGTCATGGAACTGGACGAGATGACCGTCCGTGGGGTTATGCGGGTGTATGAATTCGTCATTTCCCAGCTGCTGGGCGAGAATGGAACCCGCCTGACAGCGGATATGATGCGTGTCGATCACATCGATGCGGGCACAAAGACTATCTATCTCGATACGGAGAAAGGAGTCCTTTATAATCCTTTCCGTACCGGTGATATCGTGATGGTTCAGCAGTTCTCCGTGAATGGGCACGGGGGAAAGCATTACGAATTTGAGGTGGTAGATGTCAAGGTCGGGGCTTTGGCTGATGGAGAGAACCGGCTGGATAGTATCACCTATAAAAATTTTGTTGGTGACGTGAGCAGTGTGGCCGCCCGTGACGTGCTTACCCGTGTGGACTCCGCTACCAATTCAGACCGTAAGGGCGTGATCAAGCAGACCAGTGTTGAGGAGGGCAGCCCGTACCTTGATGTCCTGTATGGAATGAAAACGGATCCTGACAACGCCGTGCGTCTCCGGCTTGGGCGTCTGGCCGGTATTATTACCTATTGGTGGGGGCAGCTTCAGGGATACGGCCTGTATTCCAACAACGCCTATCTGCTGGGTGATTTCCGTCTGCGTACCGGAGAGGATGTCCGGACGAAATTCGAGGTGATGGAGGGTATGCTGCAGAGTGCCATGCAGAGTGTTGTCAGTACGATGACCGAGGAGGATAACTTTCTGAAAAACGCCAACTTTCAGGATGACATGGCTTATTGGGAGCGTGAGAGCGATATGGCTTTATATGATATCGGAGGCCAGCTGCTTGATTTAGGCGTGAATTTCTATTCCGAGAAAAACAAGGTGGCCGACATCGACTCTTTCGATGGCCGTTTCATGCTCCGGATCAAGCGGAGCCACATCCGCCAGCTGAATGCGGATATCACCAAGCCGGAAGATGGCAGCGTCATATTTCTAACCCTGAAATATCATTGCGCCGAGGAGGGGATCCTGACCGCCGGTTTCAGCGGATCCGCTCCCTATGTGGAAGAAGCGGTTCCAGCCAATGAGGGCTTTGAAACGCTGGAGGTATCGGGGGTATGGGACGGAGCCGGTGATTTTCTCCTGAGATTTACCGGTGACTTGTATATCGAGCAGCTGACCCTGACCAATCACCCGTTGGATGATTATAAAAAAGAGGTCAGTACCAAGTTCGAGCAGACCGCCGAGCATATCCTTGCCGTGGCCGAGGAGGTGAACAAGATAGACAACACCATCAAGACCGCCGGATGGATCACCACGGCTGATGGCAACAAGCTGTGGGCTACCATAACCGAGGTGGACAGTCTTGGCAATCGTGTCACCACGCACGAGAGCAGCTTCCACGTGACGGCGCAGCAGATCAACGCCATCGTGAGCCGTATCGACAAGGCGGAGGATGATTTGGGAATCATAGACCATACCATCAAGACCGCCGGTTGGATTACCACTGCAGACGGCAACAAGCTGTGGGCTACCATTGACAGGGTGGATGTTCTTGGTAATCGCCTGACCACGCACGAGAGCAGTTTTCACGTGACGGCACAACAAATCAATGCCATTGTCAGCCGGGTGGATACGATAGACGGAACCATCAGTAAGGCCGGTTGGATTACTTCCGCAGACGGCAATAAGTTATGGGCGAGCAAGACGCTTGAGGATGGTGGTACCATTGTTTCCTATATCAACCAAGCGGCGGACTCCGTGACAATAAACGCCAAGCATATCAAGCTGGAGGGGCTTGTAACTGCGAATGGTAACGTACAATTCACCACGGATGGAAAGATAATCGCCAAGAACGGCGAGTTCAGCGGAACGGTTGTCGGTGTGTCGGGTTCCTTCAAATCCTTAAACTGTGTGAATAATAGCGGGGATATTGTCGGAGGCATCTCCTTTGGCAGTGATGGAAAGATGTGGTTTAACGGTGACCTGTATCATCAGGGCTATGACTATGACAAAAAACGTTCTTTCCGTTTCTATACCTCCGATGTTTGGTGTCGTGGTAATTTCGGGGCAAGGCAACGCAATACACTGGTGGTATATGGCAGTTATGGTTACTATTACGTAAATGGTTTGGATACGGAAACCGGTAAGGTATATGTCTCCCTACCCTCGGCCACGTCATCCAATAACGAGACCTATTATACCATTCCGTTATACGGAACCACCGGGGATGCTTCCGGTTTCCCTGTTGACTTGGTGATCATAAAGGTTTCAGGGACGTACCGGTATTTATTGAGCGGGATGAAAAGCCAGCGGGTAACGGTCATGAATGCGAATAATCAAAATAGTGAAATTTATATCTACTCGAATGGCAATAAGGTAAAATGGCCGGGCGGTACTATCGCTGATTGTAGGAATATAGCGGATTTCATGAGTCCTTCACCGGCTTCTAACTTATTAGGCAGAGGATGGATAGTGGGCGCAATGAATGATAATAACTGGTAATAATAAAAAGGAGGTATTTATGAAAGTGAATTTGAATGTTCCCTTTATGAATTATAAGGGGTTGGTGATCACGAAAAAGGTAGAGGGTACGGATGTGGAACAGGAGCAGCTGATGAAAGATGTCATTGCTCCGATCCTATTCAGTGGGGAGTGGAGAGATGAGAGGGTGAATGCTTTGAGTGGTGATGAAAAAATCCGTGCTTATAGCTTGAGCCTTAAGATCTATCAATCCACCGGAGATATCGAAATCTCAGCGGAGGAGGCTCTAATGATAAAAGAAGCCGCATTGGTTTTGAGCCCCGGCGGTTACGCACAAATTGTCAAATTGATAGACGGATAAGTTATGGTACTGACAGAAGCTCAATTGCAGGAAATCGCTAAACGTGTGCGTGCGATCATCCGAGCCGAATCCAAAGGCGTGGGTGATCTACCGGTGGCCACCTCGTTGGACGGGCTTCTCTCGCTTCCGGCTTTGCGCTTTAACGGTGGCGTGCCGGAAGTAGTAGAGGCTCCTATCTCCAAATTGCAGGACGTGGCATTGGATGCGGTCAGCGGGGCAACGAAAGCCGCCAATGAAGCCGCAGTAAAAGCCAACACGTCTGCAGATAATGCAGATAAGGCAACCACAGCGGCCAATAACGCTGCCAAAAGTGCCAATGATGCCGCCGGTACTGCCGGAGCAGCTACCGAAGCGGCAAAGAAAGCCACGGACGCAGCCAACGGAGCCGCCTCCAATGCCACGAATGCCGCCACGAAAGCGTCCTCCGCAGCTGATACGGCGAATAAGGAGGCCAGCTCTGTAAATGCGGCCAAATCGGAAGCTCTTGCCGCTGCCGCCCGTGCGAGCAGTACGGCCACCACTGCAGAGGCCGAAATCGAGAAAATGAAGCAGCTGCAGGAGTCCATATCAGGTGCTGCTTCATTGGCTCCCACGAGAATGGAACTGACCTACACGAAACGCATCACGCAGCGTAACCCTTACGTTCAGCGTATCGTGGCCAAGATGTTCCCCTCGTACTCCCTGCAGAATGTCTTGTTCTTAGGGGATGACGTGGCCGTGAGCGTGGATCCTGCCGGTGTCATAACCCCGCTGAAAATCGGAACGAGCCGGATCCACGTGATCCCGACACAGGCCACCCACTTGTACAAGACCATAAACGTGGAGGTTCAGGCTCCGTCCGTCCGCCTTACCGGAGGCGGTAAAATCCGGGTTGACAGTAAAGGTAGAATACGTTTAACTTAAAAACTTGATAAATATGACAAGCGATCAGGAAACCCGTGTGTTAGCGATGCTTGCGGCTTTCGAGGCCGGAAAGAAAATCAGTGACCTTGATACTGCCTCCGGCAGCGTGAGCGATATGCGCATCGAGGTGCTGGACACGGACGGAGAGTCCAAAGTTATGAATTTGTCAGAGGCGGTTA